CTTTTGATCTGGACACCGACTCGAATGGTCGTTGGTCAGTTGAGAAGTTCAAGGGTCTAATGTTCCAGATCGAACGTGACGCCAATGCGATTGGTCAGCAGACTCGTCGCGGCAAAGGTAACATGCTGATTGTTTCGGCTGACGTTGCTTCTGCTCTTCAGATGGCTGGTGTTCTTGATTACACGCCTGCTCTGAATAACAACCTCGCGGTTGACGACACATCCTCCACATTTGCTGGTACGATGAATGGTCGTTTCAAGGTCTATGTTGATCCGTATTCTGCAAATGTTGCTGCTAGTCAGTATTATGTTTGTGGTTATAAGGGTACATCGCCTTATGATGCTGGTTTCTTCTACTGCCCATACGTTCCGCTTCAGATGGTTCGTGCGGTTGGTGAGAACTCCTTCCAGCCCAAGATTGGTTTCAAGACCCGTTATGGTCTTGCTGCTAACCCATTCGCTGCTGCGGGTGCGGTTGCTGCCGCTGACACGGTTAATACCGATGCGTCACTGGATGCTAACACCAACGCTTGGTATCGTCGCGTTAAAGTCACTAACCTTATGTAAAATAGGGGGTCTAACAGACTTGGGGGGAACTTTCGGGTTCCCCCTTTTTTTGTTATAAATAGATATATGACAACATCACAATCACCACTCGCAAGACAACCAGATCAGTTAGACTATGCCAGTCCGACTCAGTTTCGCTTCGGTATTCAACAATTACCAAAGGTAGAATTTTTCACAATCAATGCAAACCTACCCGGTATTGAGGGTGCATCAGTAGATTTTGCAAACCCATTTAAAAATATTCCAATCATGGGTGATAAACTTACATACAATGATCTTACTATCACATTTATTGTAGATGAGTATTTGGAAAATTATCAATCCTTACATAATTGGCTTACAGGATATGGGTTCCCATCTGATAGAGCAGAGTTTATAAAACACAGAGATGTTACTTCAAACACTCCGGGTGGGGGTTCAACACCATCTGTTGATATCCTCGGCAAGGCTACAGCTGATAAGGCAATGTACTCAGATGCATTTCTTATGATTCTGTCAAATAAAAACAACCCAATTCTAAACGTAAATTTTCAGAACATATTTCCAATATCACTCAGTGGATTAGATTACACGCAGGGTGCAACAGATGTTGAGTATATGACTGCTGATGTTACGTTCAAATACCAAATCTACAAATTTGAGAGTGTCTAAATAAGAGTGAGCAGATTTGGTAAGCTTTAACAGTTATCAAATCTTTAGACTTAATTTCTGGTGACAACTCGTTCGAACTCATCAGGGTCAAAATATCGCAGAGAGAAACCAAACTGCTCACTTTTTTTATTATGAGGTAAATATGGATTTAGAAATATTAAAGAAGACTGCAAAAGAAGACCTTCCTATAACTGATCTAGAACACATCGATCAGGAATCTTTTAAAAATCAAATGATCAAACGAAAGTGGTTGGACTATAAGGCAGACTTTGAGTTGCTTCTGGTCAAAGCTAAAACTGACCACCAACAATTGTATCGCCAGAAGTGGGAATATTATGGTGGTAAGGCAGATGCAAAAGTGTACGCTGCAAAACCATTTGACATTAGGGTTATGAAAACAGACCTTGTAATGTACATTCAGTCCGATGAGGACATTCTTAGAATTTCAAATAAAATTGGGTACTACGATTCATGCGTGGACTACTGCAAGGGTGTGATTAAATCTATTGATAATCGTGGGTGGGACATTCGTAACGCCACTGATTGGAAGAAGTTTGAAGCTGGGATGATCTAATGCGTATATCAAAAAAGAACGAAGTCTATCTAGTTCTGGATGATATGACAGATTCTACTCGACAAGAGTTGACAGAGTTCTTTACCTTTGAGGTTCCCGGTTTTAAATTTATGCCAACCTACCGAAGTCGAATGTGGGATGGTAAGATAAGACTCTTCTCCCCCGCAACAGGTGAGATATATGTTGGATTGCTTCAATATATCAAGGGTTTTTGCCAGAAAAACGGAATTGAATATATATTAGAAGAAGGAGTTGAAAATGCTCGGAGTATTGTACGTCAGGTTGTTAGAGATTTCATCAGGTCACTCAAACCCAAATCTGGGGGGAAGTCTCTTAAAGTCCGTGATTACCAAATTGATGCAGTGCATCACGGTATTGCCAGAAATCGCGCTCTTCTTATTAGCCCTACTGCTTCGGGTAAGTCACTCGTAATATATTCGTTAGTTCGTTATTATCATATGATGGGATTGAAAACCCTGATACTAGTTCCCACCACTTCACTAGTGGAACAGATGTATTCAGATTTTGAGGATTACGGTTGGAGCTCTGGCACATACTGTCAGAAGGTATATCAGGGGCACTCCAGTAAGGTTGAGAAGGATGTAGTAATTTCTACATGGCAGTCTATCTACAAGTTGCCGAAGAAATATTTTGAACAGTTCGGTTGCGTGATTGGCGATGAGGCTCATATGTTTAAGGCCAAGTCACTTACTGGTATCATGACCAAGTTGCACCAATGTAAGTACAGATTCGGTCTTACAGGCACCCTAGACGGGACACAGACGCACCAACTTGTTTTAGAAGGTCTATTCGGTCCTGTTGAAAAAGTTACCACTACAAAAGAGTTAATTGAGAAGAAATCTCTTGCTGACCTCAAAATCAAGTGCATTATTCTAAAGCATGAGAATATACGAGAGAGAATGACTTATGCAGAGGAACTACAATATCTAGGCGAACATGAACTTAGAAATCAATTTCTTGCTGGGCTGTTGATGCATCTTCCCGGCAATACATTATGTTTATATCAATTGGTAGAAAAACACGGTAAACCTCTTTACGAGGAAGTCATAAAATCTCAAGAGGAAGGTTTCTTTGATGACAAATTGCGAAAGGTATTTTTTATCTATGGTAACACAAGCACCACAGAAAGAGAAAGGATACGATCTGTTGTGGAGGGTGAAAAAAACTCTATCACCATTGCATCCTATGGCACCTTTAGTACTGGTATTAATATTCGCAATATTCACAACATCGTGCTCGCGAGCCCGTCTAAATCTAGAATTCGAGTGCTCCAAAGTATCGGTAGAGGATTGCGTCAGGGGGAGAATAAGGATTCCGTTTTGATTTTTGATATTGCAGATGACCTGACTTTTAGGGGTCAGAGTAACTTTACGCTTAACCACTTTCAAGAACGCATAAATATATACAATGCAGAACAATTCAACTATGAAATTAGTAAGGTAAACCTACGATGAACACAGATACATATAAAATCTTAAAGCTCATTAGTGGTGAGAATATCATTTGTGAGCTTTCCGAAGACAATGGTAAATACGAAATTTCAAGACCCCTGTTAATGAATATCCAATCTAGAGTTAATCACACAGGTATGACAGAATCTTTAATGCTATCTCGTTGGGTTCAACCATTCACTGAAGAAAGATATTTTAAAATTGATCCGAAGCATGTTATTATTATGTTACCCGCATCGCCAGGATTGAGTATCTATTACGAAGGTGTGATGAATAAACTAGAAGATTCTGATAATCTAGATGATTATGATCATAATAAAAATCTAGATGATTATGATGATGAAGATATCTACGAAGAACTTTTAGATGAACTAGAGATAGATAGTGATTCAATACATTAATGTAGTTCTGCAACCCAAGACAAGATCAATATAACACTATTTTGGGGTGGAGTCAAGGTTCCTTCGAAGATTATTTTAAATTATAATGTTCCTTGACATTATAAGTGTATTGATGTATAGTGAGTAAAGATTAAGGAGTATACCTAATGGCCAAATCAAAAGGTGAGCATTATGTAGATAATAAAGTTTTTCTACAGGCGATGATTGAGTGGAAAGAAGCGTGCAAGCTTTCAAAAGAAGACGATGATGGACGGAAACCCGCTGTAACAAACTACATTGGTGAATGTTTTTTGAAGATTGCAACGCATCTGTCTTACCGCCCTAATTTTATAAACTACACATACAAGGATGATATGATTTCAGATGGCATCGAAAACTGCTTACAATATGCTTCGAACTTCAATCCAGAGAAGTCAAACAACCCTTTCGCATACTTTACCCAAATCATCTACTACGCATTCATCCGAAGAATTCAGAAAGAAAAAAAGCAAACCCATGTTAAGAACAAAATTATATCAGGTTCTAATTACCAATCGTATGACATAATGCCGGGCGATTCAACTAGTTATAGTATTGATAATTCCTTTGCATTGGACAATCTTCCAATGGAAGATGTTTATAAACCTAAGAAGATAGAAAAAAAAAGTAAAAAAGGACTAGAGAATTTTATGGATGATGATATTGATAAGGTGGCACTTCGGGGTGACGAGCGTTGAAGATTGCAATTATAACTGACACTCACTTTGGTGCCAGAAATGATAACCAAAACATCAATGATTATTTCTACAAATTCTATGACGATGTGTTTTTCCCCACTCTAGTTGAGAGGGGAATTACTACCTGTGTTCATATGGGTGATGTTACAGATCGTAGGAAGTTTATTAGTTTTAAAACTGCTAGTGATTTTAGAAAGAAGTTTATCAGCCGTTTTCAAGAGTTGGGAATTGACCTTCATCTTATCATTGGTAATCATGACACTTTTTATAAGAATACTAACGAAGTCAACTCAATGGAAGAGCTTGTAGGTTCTGATAGGTGTAACATATACACGGGTCCAGAGGTTGTGGAATTTGATGGTATACCAATTCAGTTTATGCCGTGGATTAATAGTGGAAACTATGAACTTGCAATGACAGCATTGAAGACTTCCCCCGCACAGATTTTGATGGGTCATTTAGAGGTAAATGGATTTGAGATGCACAAGGGACATAAATCAGAAGGTGGGTGGGATAAAGAATTGTTTCGTAGGTTTGACCTATGCTTTAGTGGACACTTTCATCATAAATCCGATGATGGTCAGATATATTATCTGGGAACTCCGTATGAGATTACTTGGAGTGACCATAATG